TTTTACTTCTAAATTAGTGTTTGTTAAATTGAGTTCAAATCGAGTTTTGAGGAGAGGTGGTTTTAAGAAGTCAGGTTTCAAAAATCTTGATTGGATTTACCCTTATTCCAGCAGGGTCGACAAGATGCATCTTGTTTTACCTTTTTCGGCTTTGGTTAGAAAAATTTTGCTTAAGGTGTGTAATGGTAAAGTTAGAGGTCATCAAACCAACAAGAAGCCTGAATTGGCAAAAGAGGGTGATGTGCAAGATTTGGCAGCTGTGAGGGTTTTAGACGATGTTAAGCACAGTCAGAAAGCTGGTGAAGTTAGTCCTTTATGGGCTGGTTATGAGGTGTCTAGTCCTGCTTGTCCTCTCAATTTAGACATCAATTTCCGATTTGCGCGAAATAAACGTTTAGCTGCTGTTTGGAATGTAGATGAAAAAGAAGTCGAAGAACGGCTGTCTAAGGATAATAGTAAAAACAGCGAACTTAAGGCCAGCGATATTTGTTTGAGATTACTCAATCTGTTGGCTCACACTTCTGTAGGTCATCTTAACCAAGGGTTGTCTTCTAGGCTCTTAGTTTATTTAAGTCAGGGTGGTTCTGGAGCTATGAAAACATATTATTTGGAACGTGGTCTTGGTAGTTTGAGTAACGTTTCCTGCTTTGATAGACTTAAGAAAGGTTCTAATGCTCTTAGGCGTTGTGGGGCGTTGTGGAAGGGCACAGAACAATACCCTTGGGATGATTTGCAGCATATGATCTATTTGGAATTAAATCAGGGTAGGTCAAGTATGTTAACGAATTGGGAAGATGAGATATCGCATCGGTGTAATGAAGAGTACCACCCTGTTAAGCCTGATGTGAGTGGTAAAACTTATCCTGCGTGGACTCGTTGGTCTAGTTCTGCTGATCCCGAGTTCTACAGTATGCTCACTGAAGAACTTGATCTGATAATGAAATCTTTGATCAAACGTCCTATCGTTGAAAGTTTTCCTAATTTCTGTAAACGACGGCATGAGTGGTTGGCTGCAGGTAGTAGTTGTGGTAAGAAAGCTGTGGTGGATGGAAAAAACATAGCTATTTCCAAACGTGCTTACATGGAAAGAGTAACCGTTAAGGAAATGGCGCGTTGGCTTACAGATATGCGTCCTGGTGAGCATGCCAATGCTAGTGAGAAATTTGAGAATGGCAAGGCTCGTGCTATATATGGTGTAGAAATAGAACACTACTCCATATCTAGTTATTGCACTCAACGTATGGAAGAAAGGATGAAGGTATTGGATGGTTGTGAGAAAGGGAGTTCTGGGTTTGAGGAGTTTATTAACATTAAACGTAAAG